GGAAAAATGCCCGCAAACTGCTCGTAAATCTTACGACGTGCGCTGACCTGATTCTCTCTCAGAATAAAGACGTAATCCACCTGACCCCTCAGCACCGGTGGAATACCCATCACGTACTGCAGGGCCAAAATGTACAGAAGTCCGTAGTGACGCCCGTTCATAAAGAGCGATCGAATAAACTTGTCGTTCAACCACTTCGTGTCGTACATACAATCGTCCATGACGATGAAGGCTCTGCGATCCAAGCCACTAGACCCTCGCAATTCCGTCTCCTTACGAATTTGCTTCGTAATGGCGTCCTGACGTTTGAGCACATTCGCAATCACCGACGAGTTGAATTCGTCGTGAATAAAGAGCGAGGGCACAATTGTAGAATAGAAGGCGTTGGCGCCCTCTGTGCCGGAAATGACGGTTCCAATCGGAAAGCGCTGTTTGTACCACATTAAATCCTTGATGAGCCACGACTTGCCCGTACCACGTCGCCCGATGAAGAGCACTACAGAATCATCGGGAACCATGTTCATATTGAACTTGGACAGGCGAAGATTGACGGTGGGTCGGGGAGTTTCTGGGCTGCCACCTCCCATCGCAGGTAAGATAGACGACAGCGTAGACATTCTTCTCTAACCCTGTGATTGTAATTTTCGCAGAAACGCACTGTTATGCGGATGAGACCTGGAAACAGACTCCATCCTTACGACAGATGCCCCCGAAGGCCAAATTAGTCAAAAAGCCCCTTAAACTTCCCAAGGCCGATCCCCATCGTGTCGCCCCTTCTGTAACGGAACTCCCCTTCAACCTCCCCCTCATCAATGCTCCTGTCCCCGCTGCGCTTAGCTGCTCCGAGTTTCAACAGGCCCAGCCCTTCTTCTCCGCCTTGGAACGGGTCGTCCCCGAATTAACAAGCAACAGCACCCGATACAAGCAATGCTGGACGGGGGTCTCGGAAGAGTCCATCGCAGCCTTTACACAAAAAGATCCCGACTCCCATTTCTTATGGTCTCTGACCCTCAAGGACGGCACCGTCCATCCTGTATTTCTAAAACGTGCACACTTGCTGGATCCAATCAGTTACATGTCGGGAACCTATTTAACACCGAGCAACGGCGGTCTTCCTGCGCCTGCTGAACCCTGGCGTAATGCACTAGAGAAGATGAACGATCCCAATAACGAAGCCTACGTAGATGCACTGTTTGCTCTGTACGCCAATCAACTCGTGCTAAACAATATCAGCCCTCACTGGTGCCGTTGTTACGGAACCTTTGCCGCCACCGCCAACACCTATCTGTACGACATCACGGAAGAGTACGACTCGCTCAAACAGAATCCCTGGTGGCATCGCAACCAGCGAAATGGGCTCTTCTCCATCTTTCATGACGAGGAAGACGACGGAGCCTTCAAAGCCATCGCCGAAAGCGCCGGCACTGACCTAGGAAGTTCCGAGTTTACAGAATTAACAGAGGATTTGGTATCTGCAGTGTCTGTTCCTACAAGTGGCGAAGAACCTGCTGCTGTTTCGGAAAAACCCGTGCGACTTCGTACGCCCAAGATTCGCTTTAAGCCCCTGGTATCAAGTTCCGCTTCTGATGATGACGAAGACGACGACGACGATGATGACGAGGAAGACGCTGAATTCGCCGAATTTACAAACTTTCCCGTACAGGTGACACTGCTGGAATGCGCCGATGAAACCCTGGAAGACCTCGCCGACGATGAGGCCGAGACGCCGCTTGCCGAACGCGACGAGAAATGGACCGCCTGGCTCTTTCAAATCTGCGCCGCCCTTGCCTGTGCACAGCACCTCTTCGGATTTGCACATAACGACTTGCACAGCAACAACGTCATGTGGTCGGCAACGGAGAAAACGCATCTGACCTATCGCATTCATTCCAAAAAGGAAACCTACACGGTCCGTGTGCCTACCTACGGCAAGCTGATGAAGATTATAGACTTTGGCCGTGCTTCCTACACGCTGCCCTGCGGATTCTTCATCAGTGATGCGTTTTACCCAGGCAATGACGCCGCCGAACAGTACAACTGCGAGCCCTTTTACGACCCCAAGGCGGGTCCTAAGTTAGAGCCCAATCCATCGTTTGACCTGTGCCGGTTATCGGTATCCCTCATTGATTCCTTGTTCCCCGAACGGCCTGCCGCAGCCTCGCCCGTGCGCATTATGAGTAAGGAACCAGGCAAGATGTACACCGAAACAGTGTCGCCAGTCTACAACTTGCTGTGGTCCTGGCTTCTGGATGATGAGGGTATCAATGTGTTGCGTACTCCCGACGGGGAGGAACGCTATCCTGAATTTGATTTGTATTGCGCCTTGGCAGCGGATGTTCACAGCGCCGTTCCCAAACATCAACTCGTAAAACCCCTGTTTTCCAAATACAGAAGCCTGCCCTTAGCAGGCGATCAAGTGTATGACCTGCATGTATAGTTTTTTTGGTGCGCTACATCAGAGTGATGAACAAGTATCTCCAGGTTGCGTTGTATGCCTTTGCCATGGTCCTCCTCGTGCTAGGCGGTATCAAACTGGGCATCGTCGGCTTGACGAGCACCTTGAGCATTCAGGGATACAAGATTCCCACCGTCTTTCTTCTTTTGGTGGGGTTCGCAGCCCTGTGCGTGGGCATGGTGCGTGATTTCTACCTTCCCTTTCTCGGCGAAACCCTCGTGCCCTGCTCGGTTCTGGAGGTGAAAGCCCCGGACAACGCCGACGCAAGTGTCACCGTCCTTGTTACTCCTGGACGCAAGGTGCTGTATTGGGCCGCGGAACCTGAGAACGAATCCCTACACACCTTGCTGAACTGGCGTTCGGCATATTTGGAGTACAAGAATGCCGGTGTTGCGATGTCGGATTCCGACGGTCATGCTGTTTTGAAAGTTCGTAAGCCACAGGGGTACAGTGTTCCTACACGAATCTTGCCTCCTCACGTCCACTATCGTGTATGCGGCGACGAGGGTTTCCTCGGCCCTGTCCGCACTACAAAACTAGACAGCAAAGAACTGTTTGAAGACTATGCACCTGCAGACAAGGATATCCCCTTGACGGGAAACGACAACAATCGGTACGGCATGCCGCCCAGGCAGTTTGCAGGACCGACTGAGCTGGGCGAGGGCTTTATCAATCCCGAGACCCAAGAGACTGTGCCAGGTGCGCCCTTTCTGTACACCAATGCTGGAAATGTCGCTTCCACGATTCGTGAGTACGCTGCGGATACGGCAGAACGAGCGGCGACCTTGATGCCGCAATCAGGAGCCCTAGTGGCCGATGCCACTGAGAACGAAGCGCCCTTTACAGCGGGTTTGCCAGCACCGAACGCAGGATATGTGGAGGGATAAATCATAAGATGTTCATTTCATGAACCTATATGAATCAATGACGGCGTGTCGTTTTCTGCTTTCTGTGCTTTCTGCGTGTGGAACGACGCATAGCTGAACCGCCTCCTCCTTCTGCAGCTGATAGAGTCTTTCCATTCAGTACAAGTATTTTTTTCTTGATTTCGTTATACATAGTGATAAGAAAATCCAATGTTTTAATATTTGAATTCAATAAAGGCTTTTCGCTTGCCACCATTTTTTTGTTTACTCCAATGGTTGCCTTGGCATAATTATTCCGTAAGGATGAGGTATTTGCCTTCAACGTTTGTTTCCTAGACACCAAGACATCCTTGCACATCTTTAAAATTATGACAAATGCACTTTTGATATGATTGGTAAGAGGTAGTTTCAATTCACTAATTCTATTCACCAAGATATTAAGATTTTGCAGATACCCTGAAAGATTCTCATAGCTTACATAAGATGTTGCAAATTTGGAACATTCGGTCTCCGCTTGGTCCACAGTTGTGACAGTAATCCCATGCTCGTAGTTTGGATGACTCATTTACTGGTTGTTGCTATTTTGTTAGACTGCTCACCCACCTAATAGCAACGAGTTCCACCACTCGCCGACAATGTTTGTGAAGAAGCGCATTATGTCCAATCTACGCAAAGCGTAAGTTGGATATATTTTAAAGGTACTAGAACATCACGTCTAAAAATCACCCGCTCCAGGACCGCCACGATTGCCCCCACGGTTGTTGATTTGGTATCGTTGCTTCTCCGTCGTGCAAACGCAACCACCGGAGCAGCTAAAGGAAGCACCGCAGCACTCGGGCTTGCACTGATTGTTCTTGAACATGAAGAGTTCTCCGTTGTCCAGATTTGGTTCGGGGCCTAGCAAGGGCTCGTTGGGAGCGGTTCCACGCCAAGGATCCGCCTTGGACTTGATTGCACCTGTCTTGACAACATTGTCGTAAATTCCGATGGGCTGGTAGCCATCTCCAGTAGGCGCACCACCAAGCATGTAATTTGCAAATCCTTCGTTCTTAAACGACTCCGGATAGTTGGTGTATCCGTATATCATGAGCGCATTCGCAACAATCAACAGTCCGAGAAGGGACAGCAGCAGAGTGAGCTTTGCAGAGACCATGGCTTTCTAGGGGTGCGGATTTTTCTCGTAGCCATTGGACCACTGATTCGTAGGTGGCTTCCAGCGCCACAGGTCCTACATCCGAAAAATCACGCAATCCAACGCCCTCCGCTACGAAGGTCCCCTCTTCCGTAAATAGATGCCACCAATGCGTGTCCAAGGATGCCGACACATCCTCGGGCTGTTTCCAACTCTGTCTGTGTTCCCAACAGCCGGTTGTCATGAATCCCTCTCCCCTTGCGACAGCCGGTGCCTCTCCCTTCCAATACACAACTCCTGTAACGCGGGTCTCGGCTCCTGTGGCCGTGAAAACCTTGGATCCGGGGCGAAGGTTGGATATGGGGACTAGCCCCTCCAACGTCCGAATACGAACGGCGCCGGAGAGTCCCGCTTCCACATCTAAATGCTTTGGTTCCGGCACAGACGCCGTCGCACCGTTGAGCGTCCCAACGACATATGAATGCCAAGAACGCAACGCCTCCTCGTCCTCAGCGTCTAATTCCTCCCAATCCCCAAAAGTCTGTACGCCCTTGGTCGTAAGAATCGGAATCTTGCGGTCCGATGTCAACAGACAATAGAGATCCGGGACGACGACATTTGTCAGAAGGGCCTCGGGGTGTTCCGCGACTTGGGTGGCACCCGTCACTGAATCGTACACAATGTGACTTCCTGTTACCTGTACACCCCACAGTGTGTACGCCAGTTCCGTCTTGTTCTGAAAATGTAAAACACCCGTCACAGTGGCACCGCCCTGCAACCGCTGACCGGGTTGTACATCTGCAATTCGTACAGACCCCGTCGGCGTACAGATGAGCGTATCTGCAGCAAAACACGCAATAGATGAGGTAGCCCCCGCAGCATCATTTGGCATATTAATCTTGGACGCCACTTCGCCCACCATGACGCCACCCAATACAATGAGCGGAATGAGTGGCCACAGCGCAAAGAAGAACCAAAAAACGAGCACGACCAGAATCACCAAAATCGTGATGGCAATTGTAATCATGAGGCGCATGACACCCAACATGGCACTAAGAGTAGAAAGTCCGGCATAAATACTCGCTGCTGCCGAGGCCCACGTGCGTTGCATGGCTGATAGCAACTTGGTCACCACCATACGGAGCTCATGCGCCACCATGGAGAAGCGACGCGCAAAAACATCAATCATCTGGTTGAAACCGCTGAGCAATTTGCTCAGGAGCGCCTTAATGCTAAACAATCCATTGGATGTTGCATTCATAGCGTCCGATATTGCATTAAACATTTGAAAGACGGGCATCAAGACCACCGCCAAAATCTTGTCAATAAAGACACGGATGACCTCTATAAAGTTATCGGCACCAAACTGCATCCGGGACCTCGGATCGTCGTCAGGTTTGAACA